CATAAAAGCCGCACCCAAAGCGGTGGCTAATGGAATGACGACGCCAAGCACCGACGAAATACCGATCAGGCGCATAACATTCATACCAAATTTGTCAGCCACCATCGGAAGGATACCAACCAACTGAGTAGCCTGTTGTCCGAGCGCAACCATAACGTTGGTTCCAGACTGCACCTGAACAATGAAGTCACCAACTTGATAACCAGCTTGTTGCATAGCCATACCATAGGCGTTGGTTTGCCTTGACGCGATATGATTGGCTTTGCTCATACCACTTGTCGTAACGGACGTTGTTTGCTGTAATGCCCTATACTGCCGCAACTGTGCAATCGCCTGCTCGCGTGTAATAAGACCTTGCTGCTCTGCCGCACGTAGAGTCTTGGCTGCTTGTCGTAGACGCATACGTGCGGCGTAAGATTTGTCTATTGAGGCGCGGAGCTTGTTATAGGATTGTATCTCCCTCTGACGCTGCGTTTCTTCAGCAGCTTTGGCGATAGCTGTATCTCTTGCAGCCTTCGCCATACGGCGGGCTTGGCGTTCCAGTTCCTTAATCCGCTCCGCTTCTTTTTTGGCTGCTATAGCAGCTTTTTCTTTGGCAAGTTTCGCTTGTTCAGTAGCCGCAATAGATTCTCTCACAGAATTTGCGTATTTCTTAACTTGATTTCTTGCGGCTATATTACCTTTCGTAGCGCTTTGCAGCTTGGACGCAAGCGCATCCACACTTTTACTAAACTGATCTGAAGATAGCGCTCCGTTCTTTTCTTGCTGAGCGAGCCTTTTTATTTCACCCTCAAGGTTGCGGGAAACCTTAGCAGCCTTATCAATCTCATTGAGGCCAGTGAACTTTAGGTCAATGCTGATCTGGTTAATCGAAGTCATCAGCCGCTATCCTCATTCAACGAGCGCACCCACATCATATCAAGTGCCTTTATGGTTTCTAGTTCCCACGGCGAAAGAGGTATGCCATGAAGGTCAGACCACGCCTTTATCCCCTCCCATGATAACGGATTAGGCCCGTTCATACCATAGGTGCGCCCTGCGCTCATCTCATTGAATGTAGACCATACATACCGGGCCGAATCGGGGAATTGAGGTAGGACCAGTTCGGGTGGTCTTTTACCAGTCGCCTTGAACACCTGCATTAGATGTTCGCGCTCAGACACACCCTTCTTATCAGTTTTGTTGAGCGCGAACGTCTTTTCTGCATAGGAAAGCAGGGCGCTTTGGGTTATTCCAAAAAAGAACTGGCGTCCCCCAACGCTGTTTGAACTTGCGAGACAATCCAAGGGTGATCTTTGTATGCCTGACGAACAGCGTCCTCAGAAAACTCCTCAAGCCCCTTGTCGTCATCAAGAGTTACTTTCCAATCAACCGTACAACGGATTGCCAACTCTTCCATGAAATCAAAAAAATCACCATCGCTATTAAGGCGGTCTTTACCAACCTCATAGTCAACTTTTTTACGTTCTTTTGAGTAAGGACCGAGAATCGTGATAGTCATAGGACTACCGTCATTGTTATCCAAAACTTCAAGGGAAGCAGGGTGCTTCAATTCAAAAGTAGCCGTGTCTTTGAACTTGCCAATATCATTAAGGCCCATCGGGGGTCTCCTTCATGTGCCGGGGAATTATCAGGATGGGAGGGCAGCGACCCCGACATACGCCGCCCTCCCTAAATCCCGACGCCGGGATTAGCTAGTGCGCGTCAACTTGAGCGCAGTTCCTTCGGTATCGTCACGCAAGGCAACGAATGGAAGTTCAATGATGCGGGATTGCTCATTTGCGAGCGGGACAGAAGCCCCGTTATATTTTACGCGAGGCATCAGGAAGCTATACGAGTTGGCACCTGTTGGATCATCAACGCTGACTTGAATCTCGCTTTCGGTCTCATTCAAGAACTTATTGATAAAAGTCGCATCCTCAGCGTACACGCTCATGGTGCCTTCGATGATAGCGCGACCATATTCCAAGTGCGGAGTGGTGGACGACCCCACAACGAAAGTGGGTGCGAACGAGTTGGTGATGCTAAACTCAATCGAAGTGATGAGGTTCACCAGATCACCCGAACCAACACCACCCTCGTAGATAGCACCGTTGTAGCTATCAAACGGGCTGTTCGTGGTGGACGCACCAACTGTTTTACCCGTTCCGCTGATCGACATATCCTTGCCGACCATCTCAAAGGTTGTCTCAACCATCTGGTTCGGCGCAATGCTGAACGTCGCAGTGCTGACGGTCATACCTGTGAAGAGGCGATATTGTGAGATGTCATTCATCGCATCTTCGAGCGTCAGGAACTTCGGCGTGGTGCCGATGCTGATTTCATCCGACGAGTCAAAGGTGGACAAGAACGCGCTTTCCAGCAGGTCGTCGTAATTGCCTTTGCGCAGGTCAACTTCAATCGAACCAGCGGCGTTGCGGTTGCCGTGACGGTCAACGCGCTGCATACGGTCAGACTGAATATCCTGACCTTGTAGCCGCTCTTTTGTCAGATCAAGCGAGTGGGTTTTGATGGGTAGGTTGGTGAACGAAGCAGCCGCAGTCTCGAAGTCCGACTGGACGCCGTAAGCGAGTGAGCTTCGTGATCCTTGACTGAACGCCATTTTAAGTCTCCATTTTGTTTGACTTCCGAATGTTCATATCAGCCGGAAGTATTTGCAGATTCCATGGCACATGCAACCCGCATATCGTTTTTCCCATTAGCGGGACTATGTGATCTACATGATACACTTTATCGCTCACAACTTTCAAGTCTTGAGCCAACCAGTAAAGTTGGTTCATTTCTTCTATCTGTTCATCCGTTAACCAGTTCGGTTGGGCCTTAGAAAGCCTCCTATTGCGAACAGATTGACTTCTAGCGTGTAACGCTCGACCTCTTGCAGATGACCTATATTCTTTCTGCGCTTCCCTTATTTGACCTGCTTTATCTGTGTATCTCTTAGAGTTGTAAATCTTCTTTTTCTCACTGTTTCTCTGTGACTCCAGCAACCGATCTTTATTCTTGGCGTAATATTTCCGCCAAAACTCTTTAGTCTTTTTGCTCCCGGAGCGAGATGGTCTGTCTTTGTTGAAACAGGTATTACATTTTGCGGCAACTCCTCCGGCACACCCCCTCCGCTTACGAAAGTTTCCTTCTTTCAGCTTGACTTCGAGACAGTATTTACACTGCTTCATGTGGTCTGGGATTCTAGGATAAGTTAACTTTGCATCTTCAATTGCGGCTTTTTCCGCTTTCTTATTGGCGGCTATTTGGGCCGCGTATTTTGAATTACACTTCTTACACGCAGACTTGCGGCCAAAAGGTCCGTTCTTCATCGGGCTAAACATATCAAAAGGCTTAACCTCTTTGCACTTCGAGCAATTCTTATGTTTTACATCACTGCGCATAAACATACCAAGCTATCTGCACAGGAACGAGATAGAAGGGTTCAGAGAACACAGGTGTTCCGAGTTCAGCGTATTCAATCGAGACTGTAACCTCGCTCCCAATAATGTCGGTAGAGCCGTCAAACTCTGTCATTATGAGGTCCGCGTAGTCCAGTGCATCACCAGTCCCCGTATCGGTCGGAACGGCCACAGTGACCTGATACAAGCCCTGATAGCGGTGTTGAGGGTTAGGGCCACGCACAGCAGGGCGACGGGACGTGAGAAAAAAGGATGTGCGCAGATGAGGTGTATCGGCCAGTTGCTCGAACGGTGCGTTCTCAAAGGCGATGGATGGAAGAGATGAGGCGTCATTGAGTGCTGTGTCCAGCGTTGCTCTTATATCATTCACGATAGGCATTTAGCGTGTCCTCAGTTTAGCAGCTTCGGCCTTCAGGATTTCTACCACTTCGCGTCTGGCACGAGAGTAAACAGCGTGTTCAGTTTCCACCAAGGAAGAATACGCCATAGGGTTACGAAACACAAAATTGCTGCTTTCGCCGTCAACAACACGGTTGATACCAGAGATCATGTTATCCAGACCTTCTTTCCTTGCGGCTTGTTCGTTTACAGTTTGGCCACGTGAGCGTCTAGGTAGATTATCATCTCGTGTTTTAGTCGCCGCGAAACTGCCGCTACGCAGAGAGACTTCATGGTTACGCGCATATTCGCCACTATCAACTGGACTGGTCTGAGCAATGACTTCAGCTATACTCGTCAGTGTATTGCGCTTCAACTTGGTTACGTCTTGCTCAAGGTCTTTGGCTATCTGATCGAAGTCCATACCTCTTGTTTTGACCCTGACCTGGACCATATCAACCCCTTACCTGACAGGTGTAAGCGATGACGGTTGATCCTGACTTGATCTTACGCACGTTGATGACACGCAGATCGTCATCCAGGAAATCACCAACTTCAGGTTCGCGTGTCAGACCTTCTGCTTGCATCAACAACTTCTGATCGTCAGCGGTAATCGCAGTTCCGTCAACATCTTCATCCTTGAAGTTCACATAGACGCCTGTTTCAGTCCATGTGAGCGTTGAGCCGCCCGTTACCTTACCACTTGTAGTATCGTAGGTGCCACCATCTTGGTCACGGCTGAAATTGACCGTGTAGCCGTGTGTGCGCATCAACTGTTGAACATCTCTGTCGAGTCTCATCCGCCATGCCACCTGTTCGTCTTGATGCACTTACGGATAGCATCCTCATCAAATTCAAGACCCAACCACTCGATAGTTGGTCGCATTACCTCTACATCTTCGATCACGTCAGAGGTCTGGACTGTATGGGTGTCTGCAACTTCCGCCAAGTCATTGCATCGGGCGTGATAATTTTTGGCCCAATTCTCCCATGCGTCGAGCGTATGGTATTTACGCATGAAGGATGTTCGCATACAGGAATCAGCGATCTTCTCCGGTCTGCGGTAAACGATAAGCCACTTAGCGTCAGGGTAAGCCGCGTCCAGAAGAGGCCAGATCAGTGCTGTTTTTACATCCTTGATGACATCCACATCACCAATGACCGCTTCCATGTCCGCTTTTAACGTAGGGTATTCAGGCAGATCGTCGGTATTCGGTAGCGGGTTTTGGCCAGTTGGGTCTGCGCCGATGCGTTTTAGGTAAGGCTTCAACACCTGCGTCTTGAACGGCATGTGTTCAGCAAGGCTGGTGACATCACCAAGATCAGCGCCACATGCTTCGAGCATACGGGTTAAGAGCGTGGTGCCTGAGCGGGCGCATCCGGTTACAAAGATCATTGGACTATCGCTATACAGTTACGGTTGCCGCGTATAGTAACATTATCCCAATGTTCGCTCAACTTGGCCTCCCACCAACTAGCGGGTTGAACAGTCAGGTGCAGCGTCTTCCCGATATGCTTACCCATTCCGTCAGGGAAAGTTGCGATCTGGAAGAACGCCTTTTTGCGAATAATGCGTTTGATCTCCGACAAGACATCGTGGACCTTTTCGGGTGGGATATGTTCCATTACGTCAGTGCAATAACCGTAGTCAGCTTCGAGATTCGGCGGCATATCCCATAGGCAGCACTTCAGGAAGTTTATGTTGACCCTATCATCAAGGCAGTTACTCGCGTGATCTACACCAGTTACAGCAGCGCCCATACGCTGAAACTGAAGGGCTGGTCGTCCAGTTCCACAGCCGAAGTCAATGAGCGTATTGCCCTTCTGCATACCCATTTCTTCAAAAGCCAGTTGGGCAAGTTTTTCACCAGGAGCATGTTTCCTGTAGGCGTTGACGCCCCACATCTGTTCGTATTTCTGACGTTCTCTTTCAGCTAGGTTGTCCATGAAGTTCCTCCAGTGGTCGGGTTGGAAATGAGGTTACGTTTGATCCATGTGGGCCAACATAGTTCACAGCATTGACCATATTCGCCACGCGGTCAAATGCCTTGGCCCAACGCTCAAGCATCGAGGCTGTTTTCTTGTTCTGATCTGAGTAACCCTCGTGGAAGTGTGTCTTTCCACTCACCCACTTGAAGTCGAAACCCAATAGGCCGATAGACTTGTAGCCTCTTTGCCAAGCAAGGTTCAATGCGGCAAACCCTGAATCGTATCCGCGTAAAGCGCCTTCTGGCGAAAAACCGTCACCGCGTTCACGTTTCACGTAGGTAACATTATCGTGGATACGGTTATCTTCATGTGTCACAGCGAATATCTTTTCACCTGTGAAAGACTCTATTTGCTCTTTGCATTTACGTGGGAAGTGGCGATCAAGTGTGACCATAATATCACACTCGGCTATCCAGGCCCCTTTGTTCGCCCCAATGCGTGTAGCAGGAGGCAGACATGAGAATTTGAACCCCGTGAGTGATGGTCCTGAGCCTATGACAAAACAGTCGTGCTCAATATCCGTAAGTGTCTGGGTCATAGTTTATCGGGGGATTAGCAAACTGATCCTGCTTGAACTTCGGCTGGACGCGATCATCGTTTTGCTCATTGGAACGAATGTCGGAATAGGTGAGACCACCAGCAATCGGAGCGCCGAACCCTTTGCTACCATACTTCTTGGCTTGCACTTCCAGCTTTTGAGCCAAGGCGTAATAGTTGTCACGCAGGTTGGAGTAATCGCTGGATACGTCCTCGAACTTGGTGTCAACGAGGTCAGCGAATTTGGCTGCAAGCGCACGGGCGCAAAGAGCAGCGGCAACGTAAATATCATCGCCAGCCTGTGTTAGCGTGAACGCAATTTCCTCGTCTTCCAACTCAGCATTGCTAACGTCCGTATCTCCTACGAGGAAACGAACAGCATCGGAGTTGGTGTTTGAGGGGTCAGTGTATGTGGCTGTCACGCTTCACTCCGATGTTGCCTAATAGCTTCGCGCTGATCTTTCTTGCTAACTTTATACGGGGCACCGATCTCATCGGCAATGGCGCGAAGTTCTTTCATGTCGTCAATGGCGTCGAGGTCGTCGCCTTCATCGAAGTTGAGGGGGTCAGCGATACCTGGTCCGTCGTATTTTTCGTACAGGCGCTCTGGCGTATATTCCGGTTCTATACGCTCTGGCGTAATTTCCTCATCCTTGTGCGTCAGCTTACCTGCGTCGAACATCTGAAGGACGCGCCGTTGAGCAACAGCCATTTTCCCCCAATCAAACAGGTCTCCAGGAGCAAACTTGCGTCCAGCGGCAATGAAGTATTTACGCGCATAGGTCGGTCGCGCGGGGTCGAACTTGCGTTCAATCAGACGGGCCATTAATAATCTCCATTAGATGTTTGGTGTCATTATACAACGAAAAAGGGCGGCAATAAAGCCGCCCTAGTTCTAGTGGATTCTACCATACTCACCGTGATATTTGGCGCTGGCTTCGGCGTAGGCTTGAGCAGCTTCTTCGACTGTCTTGAAGGTTCCGAGGTAGATGTTTTTACCTTCTACGGTTATGCGTGAATAGTAAGTGCCTTTTCGCTTGTCATAATAGGCCCCCTTGATTCCGCTCTGGCTGTCGTTGCGGACACGAGAATTTAGGTTGTTCTGAGAAACAGTGACTACGCGCAAGTTTGATAGCCTATTGTCCAAGCCGTCGCCATTAATGTGATCAATTACCATATCTTCTGAAGGATTAACCAGGAGACGATGCATTAGTATCGTCTTAACTGTTCCGTCATCAAACATGTTCCTTGCGGTAGCGTATGATGTATATTTCCCTTTCATAGCGCCCCACTTCATTTTTTCTATAACTGATAAAAACTCAGCATCAAATATGGCCGTTCTATTTTGTGTCAGTTCAATCATAGCAATATCACCGACAACTTGTACCTTGTTCAAAGGTTCTTGCTCTAGTTCAGCAGATTCTAACTCCTCAAACTTCTCCTGTTCGTCTGGGACATGCGCGTAACTTCGCTTAGTCTTGATCGACCATATAGTTACTCCTGCGCACCCAAGTTCTTCAGCAATCACAGAAGTGGCTCTATCATCGTTGCGGATTGATCTAACATCATCGTCACTAAAGCCGATATACGATTTCTGAGGCCCGTAATCACCTTCTCTGGGTGGGATGTATTTATATGTCTCTCTACGGCGTATCTGCGTGACTGTTCCGGGGTGAATGCCGTATTCGGGGCCGATAACACTTGAAGGTCTATGATCTGCTCTAATGGCAATAACCTGCTCCTCAGTGAGCGTAGATTTTCTTCCGTGGTGCTTACCTTTTTGCGTTCCATGCTTAACTTGATCGAAACTATTTTCCGCTGGCGTAGCCCAACGTAAATTCGCAAGTCTGTTGTTTGATGGGTTTCCGTCATTGTGCGCCACGACATGGCGTTCTGTAGGCGGATCACCAAGAAATGCCAAGGCTACCAATCGGTGAATAGTGTAGCTTTTTGGGCGGGACTCATAACATAAATTCACATTCTTTATGCCATTTTTATTGACACCCGGTTTGAGAACCTTACCAGAAACAGCCCCATTTGAAGGTTTTATCCTTTTTACACGCCCAAAATTACTAACCTGATAGACACCTTCGTATCCGACTACATCGCGCCACACTTCCATAAAATAACCTCCGATCATTTCTGACCGGAGGTTATCATCTTTTTTATTATCGCGTCAAGCCACTATGTAGTAGCCTAGCTAATAATTCCGTTGAAAAAATAGCCAAGGTCAGCCGACACGAGTTTCATGTCGAAAGCCGCTTGACCTTCAATGCGTGTGCTTTCCAGTTCGTCGCGATAGAACCGCTTGGTGGCGAAGCCGAACGCATTGGTCTGACCCATGAAGCCGTTCCACGAGAACTGATAGCCGCCTGTGGGCGTCATCAGCGAAGGCGAAGAAGCTGCGTAGGTGAGCAGTGCGTTCTTACCACCGATGAAGCTGTGCGAGTTGGTCGCACCTTGCTCTGCGGTGTTCTCGATACCACGCATAACCAGAACTTGCTCAAGGCCGAACAGGGCTGCAAGAGTTTGCTCGTTGACCATCGCCGGATTGGCGCTGGTGGACGTGGCATACTTCACGCGATCAACAATGTCTGGGTGGTCAACCAGAGCGTCCATGACACCCTTGGAGATCACAAGCTTGTTCGGTGTGAACCCGGTAGATTCTTCAACCGTGGTGATTGCCGAACGCATGTCTCCAATCGGATCACCCGATGTCTGGTCCGACCACTGAATCGTTTCACCCGAACCAGCCGAAGAAGCTACACCAGATTCTTCATTTGTCCAAACACCAGTGCTGAAGAAGTTGGACGCCCATACCTTTTCCTTGCGGATAAGCATCTTGTGCGTGACATACTCAGCAGCGGCACGTTCAACGTCCACGGCAGGGTCGGCGTTTGCGCGAACCTGATCGGGAACATCGTGGTGGAAAGCCCATACGTTGGCGAAGTAAGTCGGCGTGTTGTCCAACTCATAGCCGCCACCAGCGGACTCCGTGCCAGGCGCACGAACTTGAGCTTCGTCGCGATTGAAGTCGCCGCGATCAAAGGTGAAGTAACGGTCGCTCTGCTTGCTGACCGGGACGTTCGGGAAAACTTTACCCGCAACGAACTTGTCAGCGCCTTGCAGGAAGGCAACCGAGATATTTGTCAGTGCCGCATCAACATGGACGGCGCTGTTGGTAGGTTGTGCCATTAGTTCAGGCTCCTCTTATTAGGCCGCGCCGCGCGGCTGGAAGATGATGGAGATGACTTCACCGTCAGCACCGCCGCTTACGGCAGTTCCGAGGATCACGTCACCGCTTGCGGCAGTGATTGCTTCACCAGTTGCGTTGGAGGCAACGGCATCGCCAGCAGTCACAGTGCCACCAGCCTCTACGCGGGTAAGGCCCCCGATAGCGACTTCAGCAGCACGGCCAGCGGCAGCAGGGTCATTGAGCAGAACACCCACCGAAGCTGCGCCGTCAGTCGAAACACTGAGTTGACCATCCGAGTCCATCGTAACGAAGTGGAACTGGTTGGAACTCAGGTCAGCGCCCGCCTCAAGGGTGACGGGATGTTGAGATTCTTTGTACGCCATTTATGCGTCCTCCTTAATTGGCTTCCGAGCGAGCTTCGCGCATCAGATCAGCGCCCTCACCCGACTTCGTGACTTCCGCAAAAGCGGATTCGAACGGCACGTTATGCTCGGAAGCATAGTCGTTAGCCATTTTGTTCAGACGGAACGTAGCAGAAGCCTCATCGTTCGCCGGATTGACGCCAATTTCTTCCATCTGCTTCTTCAGGGCAGCGTCAGCGGCCTTGAGGGCTTTCATGACTTCCTCATCAGCCTCAACAGCCTTGAGCAGATTACCCTTAGCAACGTCTGTGCCAGCAAGGTTCGGAAGTTCAGCAGCGCCGCGCTTGGCGAGTTCAACTTCCTCTTGTGCCTCACGCATCTTCGTGATCTCGGCTTGTTGATCTTCGATGCGCTTCAGGATCGGCGCAGGGACAGCCGATTTCTCGACCTTCTCACCGTCGATTTCGACGTATTCAGGATCGGCCCGCTTGGTCAGCTTGCCTTCCTCAACATCAAAACCAGCTTCGTCAGCGGCTTTTTCGAGTTCGGCTTTCGCCGCCTCTGCACCTTCGGCTCGTTTGGTCAGGTCTTCAACCTGGCCCTCAAGAGCCTCCAGCTTCTTCGCGAGTTCTTCAGGGTCCATGTTGTGACCTCCTTTCTCTGTTTTCTCGCCCATGCACATTTTCACGGCGTCCTCTTTCGAGTAGCCCTTGTCCATGTACTCCTTCATCTTGGCCTTTTGAGCCTCAGACATTTCTTCTTCCTTCATGGTGTCTCCACGTTTGAAAAGGGTGATCTTTGCTTCACTGTTGGCCGGAACATCCACAAGGCTGATCTCGTCGAGCATGATGTTCTTGAGCATGTGAGGTTTCATTCAATCATCTCCCGTGAACCAGCTTTACCGCCAACACTAAACCCAGTGAACTTGCCCTTTTTCATTTCGGCCCAAGTGTCATCGTCGTGAACCTTCATGGCAATCAGCCAGCCTTCACGATCACTATAGATGTCGAAAGCCTTCATGAGTTCTTCGGTAAGCGGCATGGAATGAATGACTTCACCAATCTGACCACCTTCGTGCATGGCCTTGGCTTTACGCACATCCAGCATAAAGCTGTTGGCCATTTTCTCCATTTCGGAAGGGGAGATCACGTCACCTTGCGTGTCCACTACAGGCTTACCGTCCTCTGAGACAACAGAAGCCCACCCGTAGACGATGCGTTGTTCATCGTCCATCTTGAGGATTTTCGCGTCCTCGTGTGACTTATTTACATCTACCTGTGGCATTACTGCACTAATAATGGCCGAAATTGTCCGCTCAAGCAACCCCTGCTTGACAGGCACACCATCTTCATCGTCATCTGATTCGATTTGAGCCATTTCGCGGATGCGCTCAAGGTAATCCTCATGGCTTTCACCGGGCATGTAGACGGCTTGCCCGTTGCGCTCATGAACGTGGATTTCACCTTCAAGTCCAAGGTCCATGCTACGAACAACGGCTTCTGACTGTTCGGTGAATTGGTCGTCGTCGATTTGGCGTTTTTCGAGGGAGTCCATAATGCGACGGCTCCAAGATGCGCCAGTATCTCCGCCCCACGCATCCCACATCAGCCTACCTCGATCAGCCCAAGGTTTCTCTTTGTTCTCGGCAGAGACTTTTTCATTGCCTTTGTGACGCGCAAAGAATGACGCCATACGTGCTACGGTTTCACGGCTGAGGTTTTCACCGTTAGCGAGTTGGTTGGCGCGTTCCCAACCAACTCGGGTTCCACCTTTAGCTTCGTCTGGATACTTCTCACGCCAACGTAAAGCTCGCCTAGCTGCCGCTCTTGCACCCGCAGGCGGCTTGAACGTATCTTCTTTGCGTGTGCGCTCCCAATCGGCGGATGGCACATGAACGGCAGACGCAGAGGGCTGTGCCTTCTTGATCTTGTCGTGAATGTCTTTGTCGTGGTTAATTTTCTTGCTTCCACGGGCAGCGGAGAGGAAGCTCGCGACTCTCGCCCATGCCCACTGTTCTTTTGACTTTACGTTCGGGCGGACGCTTTCAGGGTTGGTGCGATATGCGCCGATACCTCGGTCATATACGTCCTCAAGCATAGACACAGTAACGCGACCGTGCTTCTCGCCATACTTCTCGTTGTAGTCGTCAACCTTGTCTTGGAGCGTGTCTTTGCGGGACTTTTCAGTCGCCTTCGACCACACACCAGACTTCGGGTCACGCTTGTAACCCGCATCCTTGAGCTTCCCCCAAGCGGTCGCAAAGGACACGGACTCAGAGCGGCCAGATTCCATCTGGCTGTTGAATGTGCGACGAAAGATTTCCTGCCCCTTCTCGTCGGGGATCAGTTGCCGTAGACGGGCCGGGAGTCGTTCGTATGGCATATGGCTACCTGCAAAATAGAAACGCTGTGGCTTTTATACCACAGCGCCTAGTCATTCTACAAGTTTTGGGAAATCAGTGTTTGGTTAGGGCGGGATAAGAAGGCGGAAATAGCTGATACATCGGAACTTCAAACCCCAATCAGACATGCTGTCCTCCTGTTGAACAATTCCACGATGCCACAAAAAAGAACCCCGCTCAAGGCGGGGTTAAGTTTAGTTCTTGGCAGGAAAAAGCTGATTTCTCGGGGACTCTCCTTTGGTTGTGAAAAGATAAGGGTGAAGCCCGAATTAAACACATGAAAAGTGATTCTTCAAGGATAAATCACCGCACCTAGCGTAGTATTCATCCGGTTGGCTAGGCTCCATGTCAATTCGTGCGCCGCGACTGGGAGCTACCCAGATGACTAAACCACCAGAAGGCGACCTATATATTCCCGCTTACCAGTTTACGGGGTTGCTCTTTCGCGGCAACGGAAACGCAATCGCGGCACAGGCAAATATTCATCTGGCAGGCCTGTGCTTCTGCATACAGATATAGACTGCGCGGCGTTAATCACGCAAGCCTGACAAGTTTAGCGCGGTCACTCCGCTTTATCAGTGCGGCGCTCGACTATCCAGCTTTAAGGTTGACCGCGCTCAGAAAATACGTTTCACCAAAAATGAAACGATTCGTCAAGCG